AAGCCCACTCCGTCGAACACCCGGCCCTGCTGCACCAACTCCGTGATGCGGTGAACCCGTCCAGCAACACCGCTGCAGGGTCGAGCTCGTTGAAGTCCACCCGGAACCTGATCGACTCCGACGCCCTGTTCGAGTACGGGAAGATGACCGCGGCGATCGGCGACTGGTGCCGCATCGTCAACATCCAACCCACCCGCGAACCCGTCGCAGATCTCCGCCAGTGGTACATCGCCTACGACCGCACCGGCGCTGACGACCAGTGGTACATCTCCGAACTGCGCCGGTGGGCGAACCTGATCCGCAACATTCTCGAACCACTGAAACGCATCGAAGTCACCACCCCATGCCCGGTATGCGGGAAACGCACATGGCTTGACCTCGACGGGAAAGAGATGATCTTCCCCGTCGTCATCCAGTACCGGCTGCCGAAAACAGGTGAAGCGATCCACCCAAATGCGATCTGCCGAGCATGCGAAACGGTCTGGGAAGGAATCGCCGCAGTGGAAGAACTTGGGGAGGAACTCAACGAACGACACGCCGGATGAAAACTGACCGCACCACGCACCCGAATGTGGCACAATTGTGAGTGCCTCGGTGGACTATGTCCCGAGGCATTCTTGTTTAAACTTCCGGGACCGCGGGCACACCATAGCCGACATGATCGGCCAAGCCGCCGAGTCACCGGAACCTTCCACCCGCCCCACACAGGCATGTGACCCCCACCGGATTGCTGATGGCATGCGGTCAGCGTGGACGCAGAACATCCTGTGCGGAGGTGGGCACACTTCGGCCCGCAATAGCCGAACGACGGTAGCGGCAATACGCCGACCGTCACACCTGTTGCAGTGACGGGAGAAACCACTGCAACCGGTCGCGGGTGACGGGCTGGTCCTCACATTCGGGTAGGACCCAGCCCGCACCCGCCCTCCCACTTCCGCCAAATGGGCGGATAGACGTCGAGACGACGTTGAAACGAAAGAGGCGCTTATGCCTGCAGAAAAGTTCTACCCCTCCACCGCCGTCGAGAACGTACCGTCCGACCATATCGAGGTCGCTTGGCACCGCGACTATCCGGGCGTCTACGTGACCATGATCATCGGCGGTACAGCATCCGCGATCGACATGGAACGCTCCGGCCTGAACCGTCTGATCAACACGTTGCGAAAAGCCCGCAACCAGACATACGGCAAAGACAGCTAACACTTCGCGACTGGTCGTGCCCCCGTACGGTCGCGGATCGATAAACACACCCCCGATGGGTGTCACAACCGCTGACTGTTCCCCCCAACAGGCAGCGGCCCACGTCAGGGTGCAAGTAACGGTAACTGGCCGGCCTCATAAGCCGCGCGATTGAGGGTTCGATTCCCTCCCCTGCCACGGACGCCTAGCTAGCGTCTGACGTGACTGGTGCGTCAACGCGCCTACCCGCGCGGGAGTCACGTCATTGCTCCCCACCTTCCTCCGGGAATGGTGGGGTTCACCTGAGCGGGGCGCGTTGTGCTGCCCACTGCAGCCCGCCCCGCTCGGGTGCCTCGAAAGGAAACCCGATGATCATTCCGCGTACGCTCAGCAGCCGGAAGCGATCAAACACGACCGCGCCCGGCCGGCCGATCTCTGCCGAGGAACAGCGAGCAGTAGATCTGAGCAAATGGCTTTGGAACTACACGATCAACCAGGCGATCAAGAGAACCACCCGATGACTGACCTCGGCTGGTGGGCAATCTCCGGCGCTGCCCTCATGGATGCACTGAAGCGAGCCAACGACGGCGAAGACGCCGACCTGATCTACCTCGAGTTGTACGCGAACACGGAGACCAAAGATGCCTGAGGACGAACGCCTCGATATCGACCTTGCGGTGCGTCTCGGGTATGCCCAGTATGCGGCGGCCGACAGCGAGGGTTACACCAACCTCCCCTTGGATCAGTGCGTGCTGCCCGTGAATCCGTTCACCCGTATCGGCCCCATCGTCCTGATCCGTGAACTTGTGCTCGACAGCAAAGGCAACACAATCAAACGGCGCGGCAAGCAGAAGCTACGCCGCAAAGTGCGACTCATCCCCGCATGACAGAACCATCCGGCTATGACGGGCAAGGCGCGCCCCTCTACGCCCATGTGTACAGCCCGCTACACGAAGCCGCCACCACCGTCAGCCAACGCATCAGTGACGATGCTCGAGCCGCAATGATGCGGATGCTCGAAGCCAACGACAAGGACGAGAGCTAAGCCGTGACGAAGTACGGCAAAGACTACGAACGGGAACGAGCCCGCTTCAAAGCCGAATGCGCCAAGACCAACGCACCCTGCTGGATATGCAACAACAGTAAAGGCCCCATCGACTACACCTCGCCTTATAGGCGGGGCACGCAACAGCCGTTGCTGTTCAACCTCGACCATGCCGCCCCTGTATCCCTCGGAGGCGAGAGCGCCAGGCCCGCCAACTTCCGCGCATCCCACTACGTCTGCAACGTCAGCCGCGGGAACACCACACGCGGACAGTTCCCCACATCGAGAGCCTGGTGACCAATGCGTACCAGTGAAGAGACCCTGGCAAGCTCCGGCCAGCACGTCATCATCCTCACCGAGACAGCGACCGAGCGACGCATGCTGCTCGACCAGGTGCAGCAGAGCGACGACATCATGCGCAGCAACCGCACACGAGGTGCCGAGCGCGTGACCTACCTCAGCGGCGGCAGCATCCAGTACATCCACGCACACAGCCACGGCATGCGCGGGCGGAACGCCGACGTACTCTCGGTCACCCCCATCCTGTATGCCGATCGCACCGTGATGGACCAAGCGCTCCCATGCCTCGCAACATCACAGGTCGGACAAGTCATCATCCGACTCCAACCTTCCTCCGGTAGCGCCCGCAGCCACCCCGGCACCCCCACCTAGCGCATATACGACTCCGGACCTCCGGGGCGGGCGCTTTTCTCTCCCCATCAGAAAAACGACCCGGCTGGAGGGCTCATGGCGGTCCTGGGGTCGGTTGTCGCTGCTCTCGATGGGGCGGAGGTCTCCGGCTATCTGCGGGAGATCGCTGAGGCTCTCGCTGCGGCGATGGACGATTCCCCGAACGCGTCGACGGCGAAGGAATTGAAGGCGTTGATGCTCGATTTGGTGGGCGAGCAGGTCGAGCCGAAGGCGGATGTGGGTGATGAGCTTGCTTCCAAGCGCGCAGCTCGTCGTGCCGCCGCGAGTTAGGTCCGTTCCGGCTTATTCGTTCACCTCTGGTGTCGAGGCTGTGGAGCTTGCTGAGTCTGTTGGGCTGAACCCTGATGACTGGCAGCGCGCCGCGGTAAACGACATTCTGGGCGAAGACGATCAAGGCCATTGGGCGTCGTTCGAGTCGGCCCTGCTGATTCCGCGCCAGAACGGCAAGGGGACCATCTTCGAGGTGGTGCAACTGGCTGATCTGTTCCTCTTCTCCTCGGCCCAGCGTGACTTCTTGGCCATCCATACGGCGCATGAGTTCAAGACTGCGCAGGAAGCGTTTCGGCGTCTTCTGTTCTGGGTGGATAACACTGATTGGCTTCGGAAGAAGGTCAAGCGGGTTTCTACTGCGCATGGCGAAGAGGGCATCGAACTTCTGAACGGTGCGCGGCAGCGGTTCTTGGCCCGTTCGAACGGGTCGGGGCGTGGGTTTTCCTGTGATCGTCTCGGATATGACGAGGCATACAACTTGCCGGAAGAGACTGTGGCGGCGTCGCTGCCTGCCCTTTCAGCTCGACCTAATCCGTCCGTGATCTACGCATCGTCGGCGCCGCGCGGCGACCAGTACGGTCTGGTTCTGCGACGTGTCATGCGTCGAGGTCGACGTGAGCCCGAGGTCAAGGGCGGGGACATCCCAGAACCCGACAAGCATCTCTGCTACATCGAGTACAGCGCTGACCCGAAAGCTGATCTGGATGACCCTGCTGCCCGGCTGCAGGCAAACCCGGGCGCTTCATCGGCTCGTGCGGTTCCTTCGCTCGAGTACATGGAGAAGGAACGCGCCGGCATGTCCGAGGTCGCGTTCGCTCGCGAGCGTCTCGGAATTTTGGATGAGTCCGAGGGTGGGCAGGTTATTGAGGCTGACGCGTGGCTGAATGCGGCCGATGCGCTCTCTTCGCCGCTGGATCCGGTGTCTTTCGCTCTGGATGTGAACCCGGATTCGTCGTGGGCGTCGATCGCTGTTGCTGGTCGTCGAGCTGATGGTCGAATTCACACTGAGGTTGTCGTGCGTGAGCGCGGCGTGGGGTGGGTTGTCGACCGGATCGAGGATCTGGTCAACAAGTGGTCCCCGAAGTCGGTGACGCTCGATGCGATCGGCCCGGCCGGTTCGTTGCTTCCACAGTTCGCTGAGCGCGGCATATCAATCGACATTGTTTCGATGACGGAGTACGGGCGCGCGTGCGGCGGGTTCAAGTCGATGATCGACGAAGACCGACTCCGCTACAAGGAGCAGTCGGGTCTTTCTGCTGCCCTTGAATCGGCCCGAAAGCGCCCGCTGGGCGAGTCGGGCCTGTGGGGGTGGCACCGACGCGACACCACCGACATCACCCCGCTCGTTGCGGTCACATTGGCCACCTACGCCCACGCGCGAACCTCGGCACCTGCTGAGACGACTGATAACCGCATGTTCATTCTTCATTGACTCCGATGGGAGCTGTTGTGCCGCTCTCTGACGACGAATTGGTCCAGTTCAACAAGATGCGCGCGATTCTCTTGGCGACGCGCAAAGAAACTCGCATGTTGAACGACTACTACGAGGGTGTTCATCTGCTGCGGCAGTTGGGGCTCGCGATTCCGGAGGAGTTGAAGCGGTTCACCGTTCAGGTCAACTGGCCTCGGGTGGTTGTCGATGCGATCAAACGTCGTCTGATCGTCACCGGGTTCCGCCGGCCCGGGTCCGATGCTGCAGACGATGACCTGTGGGGCATCTGGCAGTACAACAACATGGATGAGCGTGCCAGTTTCGCCCACACGGACGCTCTCGCTTTGAAGCGTTCCTATGTGTGCGTCAGCACGAACGGCGAGGATCCCAAGTTCCCGCTGATCTCGGTGGAGTCGCCGGAGGAAATGATCGCTCTCCGCGATCCTCGCACTCACCGCATCGTCGCGGCGATGCGTATGTACGGCAAGAACGTGTTCGGATCGGACCGTAAGGTCACCCTGTACTTCCCGGACCGCACCGTGTGGCTGCAGTTGAACGATAACGGGCGCTGGGAAGACGAATTCGACCCCGACCCTCACGAGCTCGGCACGCCTGCCGTTGTGGCCCTGGTGAACCGTGACCGGGCCACCCGGGTGACGGGAAGCGTCGCCGAGGGCGTGTCGGAGATGGCCGACATCATCCCGATCGCCGATTCCGCGTCCCGCGCACTCACCAATGCGCAGTTGGCACAAGAAACGGTCTCCACCCCCCAGAAGTTCGCTCTCGGGATGGCAATCACGGACTTCGTTGACCCTGTCACCGGCGCTCCGGTGCCGAAATGGGATGCCTACTTCGGTTCGGTGTGGGCCTCGGCGAATAAGGATGCGAAGATTGGCCAGCTTGAGGCTGCCGATCTGGGCAATTTCGAGAAGATGATGAACATCTACGCCCGTGTCGGGTCTGGTGTGACTGGTCTTCCGATCGAGTATTTCGGGTTGAATACGCAGAATCCGCCGTCTGAGGCTGGCCAGCGTGCCGGTGAGACCCGGCTGATCAACACTGTTGAGGAACGTCAGGTGACGTTCGGCAGCTCGTGGGAGTCCGTCAACCGTCTCGTGCTGCGTTTCCGTGACGGGGAGTGGAAGCAAGATGCCCGCCGTCTCGAGACGGTGTGGCGTGATGCTGGCACCCCGACGCGCGCGCAGATCACCGATGCTGTGGTGAAGGAGTTCCAGGCTGGTCTGACCGACTGGGAGACCGCGCAGGAGTCTTTGGGGCGTTCCCCGGAGACGATCAAGCGCATGAAGGATCGTCGGGCGGCTGACACTGCGACGTCCCTCGGTTTCGGTGTTCAGGCGGCTAACGAGGCGGTCTGATGACGACGATTGCGGAGCTCGCTGATGCTCGGCAGCAGCGTCTCATCCAGATCAACGACACGGCCACGAACCGGACCCTTTCGGCTTGGAATCGGATCGACTACGACAATCTGGACGAGTCATGGGTTGATGTTGGTGCGGCGATAGTGGAGCAGGTCACTGCAGCCCAGTTCGCATCCGTCCAGGGCTCTACCCGGTATGCGGCGAACGTTGCGACGGTGCATGACTTCACCGGTGACCGGTCGATGGTCATCCCGGAGGCTTTCGCCGGCGTGGATGGTGTTGGTCGTGAGGTTGAAGGTGTCCTTTACGGTGCTGTGACGACGACGAAAACAGCGGTTGGTGCAGGCCTTGGCCGCACACAGTCGCTCGAGACTGGTGCTGCGTACCTGGCGTCGATCGTGAAGACGTTGATCGCCGACAAAGCCCGTTCTGGCGACATGGTTGCGGCGACCGGCAAAGGTTTCACCCACTATGTGCGGGTCGTCAACGCGGGCGCATGCTCACGGTGCGCAATCCTCGCGGGCATCTCGTCGTACGAGAGGGCGTTCAAACGTCACCCGGCATGCCACTGCACCGCCGCACCGGTCGTGGACGGCAATACGACTGGCCTGTTCTCCTCCCCGGAAGAGTATTTCGATTCCCTTTCGGAGGCTGAGCAAGAGCGGGTGTTCACGAAAGCGGGTGCCCAGTCCATTCGGGACGGGGCCGAACCGTCGAAGGTCGTTTCTGCTCGCCGTGGAGCTCGGGGCATCGGCTATTCGAACGCAATCGGCGGCACACGGCAGCTCGGATATCCCCGCGGCAGGTTCGTGAAGACCACTATCGGGCGCCGCCCGGACGGCGCACCGGTTCAGGTGTACACGACCTCTGAGGGCACCACCGGGCGCGGCGCGTTTGGGTCACGTTCCCGCGGTCGCGTGCGGCTCATGCCCGAATCGATCAACGAGATAGCCGGGGAGGATCTAGCTCTGCGTCAGGCATTCCTCCGCGATGCCGGGTACATGACCACGCCACGCCTCACCCCACATGCCCTGCTCGAGCAGCAGCGCGCCGACCGAATTCTGGTCGATCGAGCCACCCGGAAGTTCAACAACTTCTATCTCGGGTAACCACACTTCCTGGCCGCACGGACAGGACGACTCACCATCTATGCCGAAGGCCGCACGGCCGCTATTTGGCGATCCCGCACGGGAAGGAACAGCAATGCCAGACCCCATCGCCCCGGAGAGCACTCCTACGGCCGTCGCCGCACCCGCACCTGCCGCCACACCAGAGCCCCCCGCCGTTCCTGCACAGGAAACGACGGACTGGAAGTCGGAAGCGCGTAAGTGGGAGGACCGCGCCAAGGAGAACAAATCCGCGGCGGAAGAGCTCGCGTCCATCAAGGAAGCGCAGAAAACCGAGCAGCAGAAGCTCGAGGATCGCGCCGCCGCCGCCGAGAAAAAGGCGGAAGAAAACGCGAAAGACGCACTCCGCGCACGGGTCGCCCTGGAAAAGGGCCTCACCCCCGCGCAGGAGAAGCGTCTCATCGGCACCACCCGTGAGGAACTTCTTGCGGACGCCGACCAACTGCTCACGGACCTTGGCAAACCTGCACCGAAAACGCCAGTGCCCGACCCGTCGTTGGGGCCGAAGAACGAAGCCAAGACGGCATCGGTCGGAGCCGGGCGTGACCTGTTCAACCTCACACGCAAAAAGACTTCCTAGAAGGGAACATCATGCCTCGTATTCGTACTGAGAACATCGGCACTGGTGACCAGTCCTGGCTCGGGTCCACCCACGGTCTGCGCAACGCGCGCACCGAGGTCCTCGACATCTCGACGTTCACCGCCGGTACGCACTACCCGAACGGTTACATCCCGTCCGGTTTCCCCGTCGCCATCGTCGGCGGAATGCTCGTGCCTTACGACGTCACCGTTGGCACCGTCACCGGTGCCGGCATCCTCGCCGGGCACCTCCTCACCGACCAGCAGGTCGTCGGCACCACGGACTTCGCAGTCCCCGTGCTCGACCACGGTCGCGTGAAGGCGGCGAAGATCGCCACCCTCGCGATGATCGGCTTCGTGAAGCCGATCGCCGCGAAGTCCGCCACGACCATCGTCTACATCTAAGGAGGGATGAACAATGGCACTCTGGACCGACATCATCGACCCGGCCGAACTCACCGGCTACGCCCGCGCATCCCTCGCTGACTACGAGGCCACCCGCGGCACCCTCGCCCAGTACCTCCCCAACCGGGAAGTTGCTGACGTGGTTGTCCGCTTCGTCGCAGGCTCCACCGGCCTCGTGGAAGCTGCACAGTTCCGCGCGTACGACGCAGAGCCCGAGGTGGGCAAGGCCCGCCCCGGCAAGCGCGTCACCCTGGAACTCCCGGCGCTGGGGCAGAACATCCCCATCTCCGAGTACCAGCAGCTTCGCAGCCGCAACGCCGAAGAGGATCAGGTTCGCGTCGCGCTCCTGAACACCACCGACCAGGTGGTTCGTGCGGTCGCTGACGCGATCGAGCGACTTCGCGGTACGGTCATCGCGACCGGCAAGGCAACCATCACCGCATCGACCGGTGCCGTGTTCTCCGACGACGACTTCGGTCGCTCCGCAGGGCACACCGTCACCGCCGCATCGCCGTGGTCCACCGCCTCGGTGTCGCGCCTCACGGATCTGACCACATGGTCGGACACGTACCTGGCCGACAACGGCGTGGCACCTGGCGAAATCGTCATGTCCACCCGTGTGCTTCGTGCACTCGCGGCTGGCACCGAGTTCCAGACGCAGCTGCTCAACGGCGGCGCACGTCCGGCAACCCGGACCGATGTGGACGCGATCATCGCGGGTGCAGGTCTGCCCCCGATCCGCCTCTACGACCGTCGTGTCAACGTCAACGGCACCTCCACCAAGGTGCTGCCCGACGACCGCCTGTTCTTCCTCCCCGCCGCGGTGGGAACGGACGACTGGCAGGGCACCGAGCTTGGTGCGACGTTCTGGGGTCAGACCCTCACGTCCACCGACCCGACCTACGGCATCGCCCCGGTCGACCAGCCGGGCATCGTCGTCGGCGCCTACAAGGGGGAGAAGCCGCCGCTGATCGCCGAGGTCATCTCCGACGCGATCGCACTGCCGGTTCTCGCCAACGCAGATTTGAGTTTTAGCGCCGATGTGCTCTGACCCAAATAGTCGGTAGCTCGGATTAAACTGAGCGGGCCGGGAAGTTGTTTCAGCAACGTCCCGGCCCTAGCCGAACCTGTGTGAGAGGTCCAACCTGTGTCAAATAGTACTGATGTTCCCGCTGGCCTGAAACGGTGCTCACGGTGCCGAGAAAATAAGCCATTCGAGTCGTTCTCCCCGTGGAAGCGGGCGAAGGATGGCAGGTATAACTACTGCCGACCCTGCGCTGCCGATATTGCCCGCATAGCCAATGCCGATCCAGAGGTTCGCGCGCGAAAAGCGGCGTACCAACGTGCTCGGCGTTCCAACCCGGCCAAAGCGCAGGCTGACCGTGAAACTTCCGCGCAATGGAAGATAAGCAATCCAGAGCGTGCCCGCGCTCACAACTCAACGCCCTCGAAAGTCGCAAATAACGCCGCGTGGAACGCCGCGAACCGCGAGAAGAGGTTGGGTTATGTGCGCGCGTATCAGGAGCGCAACCCCGAAATTGGCAAGGTGGCGCAGCAGCGACGTCGTGCTCGCAAACTCGACACTGACGACAGCCTCACCCATGCCCAGTGGTTGACCATTCTGGATGAGTTCCGCCATTCCTGCGCATATTGCCTCCGTTCCGAAATCCCGATGCAGCAGGAGCACATGACACCGCTTGCCCGTGGAGGTAAGCACGATCGCTTCAATGTGATCCCATCGTGTGGCCCTTGCAATTACAAAAAGCACACGAGAGACCTTCTCGAATTCTTAGCCGTTGGAGGCAAAGCATGAGTCACCTAATCGCTGTCGTCCACGTCAAAGACTCGGACGGAAACACCCGCATCTTCGAACCCGGCGATGACGTCCCGAAGTGGGCGGCTGACCTGATCGTCAACCCGAAAGCCTGGGACGGTGAACCGGAAGAGAAGACATCGAAGCCGTTCAGTCTCCTCAACAAGACCGAACTGACCGCCGTAGCCGAAAACGAGAAGATCGACATCTCCGGCGCCACCACGAACGATGAGATTCGCGCCGCGATCAAATCTGCTCGCGACTCGAAGTAGCGAAAGGGGCTCGTGATGGCGACCAGCCCGGCGATCACTGACGATCTGACCAACCGGTCACTGCGCCCCCTGTCCGATGCTGAACTCCGGGTCGGAGATTACCTACTCCAGGACGCATGGAACATCATCGCGTCCGCCCAGCGCACCGTCTCCCCCCGACTCGACCAAGTGCCCGACACCGACCCGTTCTGCGCCCTTGTGGTGCAGATACAGGTCGCAATGGTCCTTCGGGTCCTGTCGAACCCTGACGGGGTGCTGGAAGAGTCTGGTGACGACTACACGCGCCGGTTGGACGCGGCACGCTCGAGCGGCTCCCTGTATCTATCCGACGCTGAACTGGCGATGCTCTCCGAAGACAGCGGAACCACCAATGGTGCGTTCACCATCCGACCCGGAGGTATTCGAGCACGTCACCCGTGGGCTGAAATATGAGCCGCGATTCGGTGATCCTCGCCGGCCGTCGTTTCAACGAACAGCTGATGGTCGACGGATGCACCGTCTCCGCGTTCAAGCTCGACGTCGACCCGGATACGGCCGCGACGATCGTGACGATGATCGGTGACCCGCACTATGTGGGGCTGTGCCGAATCAAGTCGGATTCGTCAGCGGTGTCGGAGATCAACCCGGGTGGGCAGCCGATCGCAGCGCAGAACCTGGTCTGGTGTGTCCCCATCGGGACCGCGGGTGACGTGAAGGTAGACGACGCGATCCGCATCACCACTGTGGATCCTGTGACCGGTGACCAGTCCCGCATTGGGAACGTTTACCGGGTGAAGGGTCTGTATGACTCCACCTACGTCACCGAACACCGATTCCCGATCGAAGTACTCAACTAGGAGGCGTCGTGGCTGACTTCGACTTCTCCGACCTTGCGAGACTCGACGCCGACCTCGGAGCCGTGGAGGACAAGATCATCCCCTCGGTCACCAAGGCGGTGGAGGTCAGCGCGCGCCTCGGTCGCGACGAGTGGCAGAAGCGCGCCAAGGGGCCATCTGGCCGGATGGCGAAGGCGTACCCCCGCTCGATCGACTACGAACTGGTGCTCGACCAGGACGGTGCGATCGGTGCGGAGATAGGCCCGAATCTCGGTAAGTCGCAGGGTAGCCTCGGCATCCTGGAAGACGCTCCGGGCGACGTGCGAGCCAAGCCACAGCATGCCGGCCGTGACACTGCGAAAGCGATCCAGGCAGACTTCGTGAAGGGCATCGAGCTTGCCGAGAAGGAAGCATTCTCGTGATCGCTGAGTACACGGATGTGAAGTCTCGACTGACCGCGGATCCGGCGGTGAAGGTTTACGACGCAGTCCGGCAAGATGCCAACGGGAAGTTGCTCCGAGAGACGTATCTGCTGCTGTTCCCTGGTGCTGGTGACGCGGACGATGACCGCCTGTCTGCCGCTCAGTCCCCAGATTCGGACGTCGAGTTCGAGTGGCGGATCCGAGCGGTGAGCATCAACACCGACGGGATCATGCTGCTCCTGGCGAAGGTCCGCAACCAACTGTCCGGCTACGTCGTGACTGCCGCCGGCCGCCTCTGCTCGCCCATCCGAATCGAGGATGACAGCGATGTCGAGCCCGACTACAGCGTGACACCGCCGCTCCTTTACTGCGACGTGTACATCACGTTCCGGTCCAACCGCGCGTAATCCGCGCCCTCTCTCTTCACCGGTCGACCGATCGGTGATTCCGGCATGCCCGGAAACCTGAGCCCCGGCCACCGGGGAACGAAAGGAATAACCCCATGGCTGATGTCGCAGAAGCATTTGGTGGACCCCCGGCGGTCGACCAGTCCGGCAACCTGACGATCTGGGCGATCCCCGGACGGACGATCTCGCAGACCGCCCCGTCTGTCGCGCTGCTTGGCGGCGTGACGGCGTTCCGTGTCACGTACTCCTTCCTCACTGGTGGGTGGGCGCTCACCGCGCCGCAGGAGAAGCCCACCGACGAGCGCCTCACGTCCCCGCAGGTGCGCGAGTCGCTCGGGAAGATCACGCCTGCCCTCGCGGACCTGAACTACGTCGACACTCCCGATGTCGCAGGGTCGGCTGCTGCCGTCCTGGCCGCGGGCGGCGCGTTCCAGTTCATCGAGCGACGCAACATCCCGCAGACGACGCTCGCCGTCGCCGCGCAGAAGGTTCGCGTGATCAATGTGAACCTCGGCAAGCAGGCCCCCGGCCCCACCGATGGCACGGGGAAGTTCTCCCTGATCCAGCCGGTGGCGATGGAGTCGCTCGGCGATCTGGTCGCGCTCGTCGCGTAACAACCCCTGTGCGGTCGGTTCCACCGGCCGACCGCACAGGATCTTCTTCTCACGGTGGACACGGTGGAGGTAAATCATGAGTTTCAGCGACAAGCTGGCAGCAGCAAAAGCAGCGCCCCGCAAGCACGAGGACGTCGACGTTCTCCTAGACGGCGACCTCGCAGAGATGCGAGCTGATCTCCAGGCGTCGCTCGATGACGTGAAGCGTCGCAGCGATGGCGACCACCGTCTCGCCGGCGGCGCGGACCCCGAGGCAGCAGACCTGCAGGACAAGCTCGATGCGCTGATTGCGGAGTCTCGGGACTCGATCGTCACTCTCCGGTTCTTCCGACTCCCGGGAGAAGCGTGGGCGAACATCCAGTCCCACTGCCCTGCAAGGCTGGGCGTTCCGATGGAGTCCGATCCGACCTTCGGGTACGGCTACAACATGCAGCAGGCGGCCAAGCTCGCAGCGGCGTACACCGACCAGCAGGGGCAGATCTACGCGGGCCGAGTAGAGGGCGAAGAAGTTCTCCCACTCCAGTACGTGGCCCCGACGAAAGACAACCCGGGCATCAACGAGTGGGACGACCTGTTCAGTGTGATCTCTGGTGCTGAGCAGTCCCGCATCGAGTCCGCGGTGTACTCGCTGAACGTGGCCGAGCCCACCACGAACCTGCTCGCGCTCAAAAAAAAATTGGGTCTTCCCCTCGACTGAGGGACGAACTCTCACTGGCGCTGCATCTCGGAGTCGCCCCGCGCGTCCTCTCGGGATGGGCGCCGACGAAGCTCACCGAGTACGAGTACGACAGTGCCGGGCGCTTGGTTGCGTCAATCACCACGACCGAGAGCCCGTTCAACGTCGAGCAACTGGACCTGCTCCTGGCCATGCGCAACTACCAGCAGATGTTGGATTCGAACGGCATCCCCTTCGAGGAAGCGACGTCGAACGCCGCGAACCCGACGAACTACGACTCTCCCGAGATCGTTCGGTTCATCGCTCGGGGGCCGTTCACGAACTGGGCTGACAAATCCCGCCTGGACGCTGAGGACGCGTTCCGCAAGGAGCAGGGCGACAACGCCAACCTCAACGGTTTGTTCTGGACGGTCGAGAAGAAGACCTACGAGAACCCGGCTGCTAGTTCCGCCGCCGATGAGACATGACCCAGCCGGTTACGCCGATCACGACTCCGAGCCCCATCAGGATCACGCCGAACCAGCTGTTCTCTGACGCGAATCCGACCACCACCCAGATCAGTCCTACGACGACGAGCAGTGCCGAAGTTCCCACGAGCACGGTCGACGTCTGCTGAGTTTTCCCCATGCGCTGAGCGTAGCCAACTTCATACGACGAGACGAGGTGCCCCTTGGCCGATCGCGTCGTAAAGATCACTCTCCAGGCTCAGGTCGCGAACTACATCGCCGGTATGCAGCAGGCGCAGCGGGAGACGAATAAGACCACCAAGACGGCTGCCGATGCTAAGGCTTCGTTTGAGGCCCAGAACCAGGCAATGACGCAGCTCGGTGTCGGACTTCTCGCGATGGGGGCCCTGGCGGCTGCGGGTGTCGGTCTGGCGATCAAGAAGTATGCCGAGTTCGACCAGGCCATGTCCGAGGTTCAGGCGTCCACGCACGACTCCGAAGCGAACATGAACAAGCTGCGGGATGCAGCGATCGAAGCCGGTGCAAGGACGGTGTTCTCTGCGACTGAGGCTGCCCACGCGATCGATGAGCTCGCGAAGGCGGGGCTGTCGACTGCGGATATCCTCGGCGGAGCCCTTGACGGCGCATTGTCGCTTGCCTCTGCTGGCGGTCTGGATGTCGCGGATGCAGCGCAGATCGCTGCCACGGAGCTGACTCAGTTCAAGCTTGAGGGCAAGGATGTTCCGCACGTTGCCGACCTCCTCGCCGCTGGTGCAGGCAAGGCGCAGGGTTCTGTCGAAGACCTGTCGCAGGCCCTGAACCAGGGTGGTCTCGTTGCTTCGCAGGCGGGTTTCTCGATTGAGGAGACCACTGGTGTTCTGGCTGCGTTCGCTTCGGCCGGGCTGAAGGGTTCGGATGCGGGCACGTCGCTGAAGACTGCGATCCTCGCACTCGAGTCGCCGTCGGCAAAGGCTGCCGCGGTGATGGACCAGTACGGCATCAATGTGTACGACTCGTCCGGCAAGATGCTGTCGTTCGCTGGCATTGCTGACCAGTTGAAGACCAAGCTCGGCGGGCTGACGGATGAGCAGCGCAACTCGGCGCTCGCAACGATCTTCGGTACGGATGCTGTCCGTTCCGCATCGGTGCTTTACGCGAACGGCGCATCAGGCATCAACCTGTGGAACCAGAAGGTCAACGACAGCGGCTACGCCGCGGAGACCGCGCGCCTGAAGCTGAACAACCTGAACGGTGACCTTGAGCAGCTCGGCGGGTCCTTCGATACCGCCCTGATCAAGAGCGGCTCTGCGGCGAACGATGTGCTCCGCGGCATTGTCCAGACCGCAACGCTGGCGGTGAACGCATTTGGCGACGCGCCCCCAGTCGTGCAGGGCACTGCACTTGCGCTGGGCGCTGTGGCGGCAGCTACTGCGTTGGCTGGTGGCGCATTCCTCGTAGGGGTGCCAAAGCTTGCCCAGTTTTCCGCTGGGCTCGAGGTGTTGAAAGACTCCACTATGCCGGGTGTTGCCAGCGGTGCGGCACGCATCGAAGGCGGCGTTGGTAAGGCCGGATCAGCGCTCACAAAGACCGCTCGTTTTCTGACGGGCCCGTGGGGATTGGCGCTTGCGGCAGCAGCGATCAGTACGCACTTTTTCGTTGATGAACTGAACAAAGGCGCGACCTCTGCGGAAGAGTTCCAGAACAACATCGCCACGGCCGCCACGGGCACAGCGCTGCTCAAAAGCGCCGTTGCACAGAATGGACTCTCGAAGAACTTCTACGGCGATCTGAAGAATGAGCTGAAGGACCTGCCGGGTCTTCTGCAGAAAGCGACTGACGCAGACAACGGGTTCGGTGGCTGGCTGAACCTGTCGGTTGGCAACCGTGCCGCAATCAGTGGCCTGTCGGATTTGGGCAAGCAGTTGGCGGTCACTGCGTCGACGGACCTGCCGAAAGCGCAGGATGCGTTCCGCTCGATCACGGATGAGTACGACCTGAATCGGAAGCAGCAGATCCAGCTGTTGAACCAGATGGGGCCGTACCGAGACGCGCTGGTGCAGCAGGCCAGCGCCTTGGGCATCAACGTCACTTCCTCGAACGAGGCTGCGAACAACACGAATCTACTGCGGCTGGCGATGGGTGATGCCAAGCCGCCGGCCATTCAGGCTGCCGAGGCATATCTGAAGACGTCGGGCGCCGCGGATGAGACGAACGACGCTGTGCGGCGGCTGATCGATTCGATGAACGCGATCAATGGCAAGAACCAGGACGCGATCTCGGCCAACGCTGACTACCAGAAGTCGCTGCAGGACGTGAAGGACACCATCGCCGACATCGACCCCGAAACGGGGAAGGCGCGGACTGGTGTTGAGGCATTCCAGCACACCCTGGATGAGTCGACCGCTGCCGGTTCTGCGAACGTGAAGATGCTGTCTGATCTCGCTGCGAGCGGGCAGCAGGCTGCGCAAGCACAGTTGGACGCTGGTGGTACCGCTGACCAGTACACGGCGTCGCTGAAGGCGAACTACGACGCGGTGTACAACAACGCGTTGGCAATCACCGGGAACGCGGACGCTGCAAAGGCGCTCGCCGACCGGGTGGCTGCCATCCCGACGGAGAAGCAGATCGCGCTGATCGTCGCGACCGCTCAGGCCAACGCGGAGATCGACGCATTCGTGACCCGGAACGACGGTCGCAAGATCCGACTCAACATCACCGGGTCTGGTCCCGGTGGTGCGCTGATTCCGTCGCTCGGCAACATGGCCTTCGCTTCAGGCGGCATGGTCCCCGGGGCACCGTCCCATAGGGACAACATGGTGGCGACAGTGGCGTCCGGCGAGTTCATCACCCGGACCGCTCAGGCGCAGATCCCAGCAAACCGTGCAGCGCTCGAGTACATGAACGCCGGCGGTGTGATCCGTGGTTATGCGGGTGGTGGTTTTGTGCAGCCGCAGTACGCCCGCCCGTCGTACGGCGGCGGGTATGCGGCGGCGTCATCTACTGCGGCGCCTGCGTGGACCGGGAACATGTACGTCTCCACTGATGACCCGTCCCTGGCGGCGGGAATCGTCACTCAGGGGCTCGCGGCGAGATTGAGGTTTCGGAAATGATCTCAGCAACCGTGGGCGGAATCACGTTCTCGTCTGACCCCGTCATCCGTTTCGGAATTACTTCCTTCGATGGGTGGCGGGGAAGCCCGCCCGTGAAGACGCAACTTCAGGATCGGGCGAATTCCGATGGGATGTTTGGGGTGTCGAAGTTCCTTCGTGGAGCTCGGCCGATCACTCTCGCTGGCCGGTACACAGGCACTGGTGAGGATGCGGAAACCTATGACCAGTACGACGCACTTGCTGCGCTGCTGGCCGATGGTGCGCCCACGACCCTGACTGTGACGGACCCGGGCGGCACGGCTAGTGCTCAGGTGATTCTGTACGGAGATGGTTCGACTCTCACCCAGTTGGTGAATGGTTTGGCCGATTACGTGATCACGTTTGTGGCTCCCGATCCGGTGAAGTACGGGCCGGCGAAAACGTATTCGACTGGTCTGTCGACGGCGGGTGGCGGGCTGGAGTACAACCTTTTCGCTGGTGGTGCTGGCGGGACGCTGTTCTACGGTGCGCTCGGCGCTCTGGGGCGTGTGTCTGTGGTGAACACCGGGCATGCTGATGTGTGGCCTGTGTTCTCTATCACGGGTGGTCTCGATTCCGGGTTCTTCATCCAGTGGTTGGAAACCGGGCAGGTGCTCCGCTATGACCGTGTCGTCCCGTTGGGGACGTTCGTCCAGTTGGATTCGCGGACCGGTGAGGTACTCATCGACGGTGTTTCGGATTCCAGCACTTACCTGACGCGGGATGAGTGGTTCGCCATCCCGGCGAAGGGGTCCGCGACGCTGCAACTCAACGCGATCGGCGGGTCCACGGGTTTACCGCTCATGACGGTTTCGAGTTGGGATGGTTCCTGGTGACGAAGTTCATCATCGGCAACATGCTCGACGGTCGCCGCATCCAGACGATCCCCGATGTGGTATCCGGATCATGGTCTGAGGTACTGAACGGCTCAGGCGATGTTTCCTGCACGGTACCGCTCGGCGACCCCGCCATTTCGCGGTTGAACCTAAAGAACAGCGCCACCGTGAAGAAATCCTTTCTCGCCGCGGTGGAGGGCAACGTAGTTCTCCAGGCTGGCCCTATCGCAGGGCATCAGTTCTCTGATGATGGTGAACTGCTCACTATCTCGGCGGATGGCATGTGGTCGCACTTCGATGACCGTCTTGTCCTGCCGATCCTGGCCGGACGGCTGCCGTCCGACAAGACAACTGACACCCGCTACATGAAGGTTTCGGTCGACCCGGATGATCCGTGGCCGGTGGACACCAGCAAGTCGCTGCAGGGCATTGCCCGGGCGATCGTCGCGCAGGCCCTGTCGTGGCCGTCAGGGAACGTTCCGGTGGTGCTCCCTGCGGAAATCCCCGGCGATCAGGAGCGCACCTACAAGGGCTCCGACCTGGCATCCGTCGGGGAACGTCTATCGCAGTTGACTGCCGTCGATGGCGGGCCGGACATCAAGTTTGTTCCCCGATACACGTCGGACAAGCTCGGAATTGAATGGCTGATGATGATCGGCACACCGGATCAGCCGTTGCTGGTCGGTCCGATCGAACCAGTATTCAATGTTGGCCTGTCGCGGTCGTCGGTGTCTGACTTCCAGATCGTCGTTGACGGCTCGAATCTTGGTTCACAAGCCTTCGCATCGGGCGGCCGGACAAGTGATGAGGTGCTCATCGCCCAGTCGGACGACCCGACACTGCTCAATGCGGGATTCCCGCTGATGCAGATCGTCGATGCTTCCCACTCGTCCGTTTCGGAGTCCCCGACCCTGCAGGGTTATGCGGACGAGTTGACGACGAAGGGCAACCAGCCGCTCATGACGTTCTCATTCGATCACGACATGAGCCGTATCCCCTCGATCGGAGGTTTCAACGTGGGCGACTTCGCGAAAATCAAAGTCCGCAACAACGCCTACCTCGAGACGAAGACCTACCGGTCCCGCATCGTGGCCCGCTCGGGGTCGGAGAAGTCCGACAAGGTCAAGCTGACGTTCCAGCCGACGGTCGCCTGATGGCCGGCGGATACTTCACCCCACCGAAGGACGACCTCGACGTACTACGGCAGGTGCTGCAGTCGTTGAAGGATCGTGTGGCTGAGCTCGAGCGCCCCACGGGGACGCAGACTGCAGAGGCTGTCAAGCAACTCCGAGCGCTCGTGGAGGACCTACAGGAACAGATCGACAACCTCCTCTCCACGGCCGTCAACACCGGCAATGTCACCGCAACGGGTTTCGGCCACTTCGGTGGGGAAGTCACGGCAGGCGGTAACGCGTCAGTCGCGGGAACGTTTTCTGCGGGCGGTGTTGCAAACCTCAACCCTGGCATTGTCTCGTCGGACGTAAAGAGTCGCGTCTTGGCGATCGGTTACAACGCGGTCTACATCGACGTGAACAACCGCATGGGCTTGTCTCCGTCTTCGCGGCGGTTCAAGCAGGACATCGAGACGCATGAAGTCGACTTCACCCTTATCGACCAGATGGTGCCGCGTTCATTCCGCCTCATTGGGGCGGTCGAAGTTATGGGTGATGCGGCCCCTCGAGAGGTGGGGTTCATAGCGGAGGAACTTGACGAGCTTGGGTTCGGAGAGTTCGTCACGCGTGACTCAGCTGGGACCGTCGCGGGTATTGCCTACGACAGGCTCACGGTCCCGCTGGTTGCTGCAGTGAAACAACTCCGGGCAGACGTTGCCGATATTCGTGCAGTGATTGGCCTGGACTAGTCGCAGTACGGAGTGCCGTCAGCGCCTGTGCTCGCGGACCCGCCCTGGCAGACTGACATGTCCCAGCTGCCTCCGTCAGCGTTCTGCGGGTCGTCGCTGGGGATGAACGGCACCTTCTTGCCGTGCACCCCCGCGGACCCGCCCGCTGACGAACTCGACTTCACGGGCGCTTTCGTAGCGGCTTTTGCTGCGGCATCTGCGGCTGCCTGAGCTTCCGCAGCGATACGGGCGTCCTCGGCAGCTTTCGCATCGGCGGCAGCTTTGGCTTCTGCTGCTGCTTTGTCTGCAAGGAACTGCTGGTAGGCGGCTTCGTCGGCCGCATCCTGGGCGGCTTTCGCATCTTCCGCGGCGGCGTACATGGCCTTCTCGGTCGCGGCCTGCTCTCGAGCATCCTCGGCGGCGGCAACAGTACGCGCCTGCTGTTCTGCGCGGGCGTTCTGAATCGCTGTCGCAGTGCCAACAGTTCCGAAGACCAACCCGCCGATAACGACGACTGCGATACCGATCTGCGCGGGTACCGGCAGTCGCGCCTTCGTGAACGTTTCGCGAGTGAGTTTCATTCGCACAAATTAATCCCTTTCGGGTGGAACTTCTACCCCCACTTGAGGGCTGCCCACCTTTTCGTTACGTACGGACCTCGGAAGGACCGCCATGCCGAACAGCATCACTCTCCCCATTCAGGAGGAGAACAGCAGCGTTGACGCCGAGAAAGTTGTCGTATGGGCGCAGGGGTTTGACGGTGTGGATGCGCACATTGTGTGGAACTACATCCCCATCGGTGACGGGATGGAACGCGGCGATCTGAACGGCGTCACCATCCAATGGGCACACGAGGACACCACTCTCGAGCCTGCCGTGCTCGGTGACGCCACCATCGAGTTCGTTGACCGTGACGGAGACGAACAGAGCATCGGCGTCCAGTACGTCGACGTTCCCGCGCTGGTCGCACCAACCGCGACTGAGGCCGTGCATGTGCGCCCCGGACAGACCATCACCCGCACCAAGAACGGATTCGAGGTGACCGAATGACCGCGTTCAAAGGACTCGGCACCTACGGCAACGCAGTCGGTGTAGTCACCCCACTCGATCACAAACTTGCTGATGCCGGTCTGATCACCAAAGCATCCGGCAACCTGATCCGCCCCGGCCTGTTCTGGGGCGGCACAGCGACGATCGTCAGCGGCACTGCGGGGATGGCTTACAGTGTCATCGCATACACCTGCGCGACCACACGGGGTGTCACGTCTGGGGCGGTCCTGGGTGGCAACGACGGTGTACTGTCCGTCTCCACCACCGCGGCCCCCGGCTCCAACTCCCGCTACGACGTCGTGTACCACTGGCACCGCGAATATTCCCTAGATGGTGTTGACTCCAACCCGGTGATTGGTGTCATCCAGGGAACGGCGGCCGCATCCCCCACCGTCCCCTCCCTGGCCGCATTCCCCGGCGCAATCGCACTCGCGACGATCCTTGTCCCCGCTGGCGTGACAGCCACGAACACGGGCACAACAATCACCCAGACGGCACCGTTCACATCCGTCGCAAACGCACCATTCCCTGTCCGCACCATCGGAGAACTTCCCACCGGTTACGCACAGGGCACCCTCGCGTATGCGCTCGATTCTGGGGTCACGTTCCAGTACTACGCCGTGTTCAACTCGACCACGAACCCGGCTGGTGCGAAAACGGCTGGTTGGTATCCGGCCCCAGGTTCTGATGTGTTCTTCCACACCGACCGGGCCAACGCGATCACATCCCCCGTGAACGCAACCGCTGGTATCGGTGCTGGTGGGTCCCTCCTCGGTTCTCCCACCTACCAAAGCCAGTTCTTCTCCTTCACCACAGGCGGTCTGATATCGCCACTGTTCGAGGGCCGCTATTCCATTCGGGCGTCCGCACAGTGGACCGCTTCGGCAAGCGGTGGTGTTGTGCAGATGTATGTGACGAAGAACCAGACCACTGTTGCGGCGGCGGGGAACCTTGCTGGTGAGGATGGCAACGGTGGCAATCCGGCATCGATCACCTTGAAAGCGATCGTTGACTCGGTGCCGCTGTTGACGACTGATGTGCTGCGGATGGTCAATAACGCGATCAGTGGCTCTATTTGGACTGTGGGTGGGAATAACACACCGGCAGCAGCTCAGTTGGACATTCGTTGGCAGGGGGTGATTCACGCGTGAGTGCCCCCGGTTACCTTCGCCCCGATGAGTTGATTACCGTGCAGGGGAAGGTGCAGCTCGCGGTCGCACCAGCTCACGCGTTCCTGGCCATGCGGGATGACGCGGCCGAGCAGGACCACGTGAACATCACCATCGCGACCCCGGCGGGTGGCTACCGGTCGCATGCGATGGATGTGGATATGCACCAGAACCCGCGGAACTACAACATCAACCCGGCGCTGGTCGGCGGCCTGTACCCGGTCGGCAAGTCGAAGCACGCACTCGGTACTGAGGTTGACATCGCCGCCGGCCTGTCATGGGTGAAGAAAAACGGGCACAACTACGGCTTCACCTTCACCGAGATCGCCAAAGGCGATCTGAACCATGCCCATCACGACGGCATCACCATGGCCGACGGAAATAGCACCCCCTTGGGAGAAGACATGTCACTAGACGACAAAGACAAAGAGTGGATCAACCTGGGCCTGGATTACGTGGTCCGACAGCTTGCTGGGACCCACGAATATGCGGACGGACCGCTGACTCTCCGCCAAATCCGCAACGACATCGGATACCGCGACTCAGCACTAGCCAAAATCCAGTCCTCGGTGCTTGCACTCGAGCCAGGAAAGGACGGGCATATCGATCTTGGCCCGATCCTGACTGCGATCAACGGACTCCCGGCGGCAACAGCCGCGGCCGTGCGGGCGCAACTCAAAGCCGCCCTATAACCCGCAGCGATCACAACTAAACACAGGCCGAACGGCAGGGGGAAACCACATGGCGGCAGGCGAATCGGTAGAGACCACGCTGGCCCGGATGGACGGCCGCCTAGAGGGCATAGAGAAGTCCATCGGCAAGACGGCGACCACGGAGCGCGTGGACGGTCTGCGGGACAGCGTCAAGGACCTTCGCGACGCGCTCGCCAACGAGGTCACCGCGCGCACGGCGGCCGATGCCGAACGGAAGCTCGAGTGGCAGACCGCTCTCGCGGCGGAAAAGGTCGAGCGGGAAAAGGTCGCTGCCCGACTGCAGGAAGTCGAAGACAAGCAGGAGACCCGTCGTTACCAGTTCGGCATTTCCATCGCGCTCGGAGCCCTGGCGATCGTCTTCGGACTCGTTCAGGCGTTTCTCGGCCAGAAGATCGGAATATGACATGACGCATCGCGAGCATGACCCGAACAGGCCGCGCCGTGCACACCCTCGCATCTATGCGCTGATCCTCGCCCTCGTACTTTTCCTCACGCTTGGCGTTGCCGGGTTCGGTGTGGTGTCGGCGGTGCAGCAAGCCAATGCGCAGAAGCAGACCATCAAGGTGCTGCAGGCGCGCATCGACCGCGGGTCCGACCTGTACGACAAACTGTTCGACTCGTACCAGCAGCTGTCCCATGACTGCACGATCGCAGCTGACTGCGACACGGCCGCGCCAGCGCCGTCCACGATTGCGTCGGAGGCTGCGGCCACTCCTGTTGCGGGGCAGAACGGTCGAGATGGACGCGACGGCGCCGATGGGCTGGACGCGACCCCTGAAGGGATCTTCGCTCAGGTCGCCCGGTACTGCTCCCTCATCATCTGCGTCGGAGCGCCCGGAACGAATGGCACCAACGGCACGAACGGCAGCGACGGGCAAACGGTAGTCGGCCCAGCTGGCCCGCCGGGCGCTGATTCCACCGTGCCCGGCCCTGAAGGCCCTGCTGGCCCCACGGGTCCAGCCGGCGCCGACGGGCGCGGAATCACTTCCGGGCCCACATGCAACGCCGACGGCACATGGACCACCACCTACTCCGACGGCACCACCGAAACCCAGGACGGACCCTGCCGGGTCAGTCTCTTCAACTAGAAGGAGCCACCATGGCCAAGCACATCACTCTCGGAACCGTTCCCGACATCTGGTTCAAGGCGCAGCGCGTCCTGCGAACCATCGTGCAGGTCGGCATCCCCGCCTTCCTCTCCTTCGCGCTCGTGCTCCCGCTCGTCATCCAGGCTCTCGGCCTGCCCGTGACGTCGGCGCTGTACCTGTGGCTGCTCTCCTTCGCCGCGGCCATCACTGCAGTCGCTGCGGCGATCACCCGCGTCATGGCTATCCCGGCCGTGAACGTGTGGCTGACGAAGATCGGCCTCGGCGCGATCCCAAAGAAGGAGATCGAGGGGGACTTCGCCGCCGGCTCCAACGCGGCGAACAGCTCGTCTCTGCCCACGGGCGACTGACATGCGCATCGTCGATGTGCTGCCCGGCGATGTGGACTCCCGCGTCGACGTCGGGCTCGGGATCGAGATCCTGTTCTGCCCGGACCGCACGGTGCGGGTCGCGCATAACTGCAAGCTCATCGGCGATGACGAACGACTCCGGTGTGCCCCTCGCCTCATGTTGGGCGAGGGGCACACCGTCGTCACCCGCACCCCGCTGACTATCGTCGCGTCGATCCTCTGCACCGACTGTGGTCTGCACGGATTCGTCACCAACGGTCAGTGGGTGCCCGCATGACCTGCGCATGCCGCCATCCCTGTACCGAACCGAACTGCCAGCACGACCACAACTGCGACCACTGCACCCATTCGAAGGAGTAACCATGTTGGATTCCACCCGCCTGTCTGATGAGGTCGTTGCGACGATCGATGCAGGCCGCACCAAAGTCTCACCCGTCGCTATCGAGGGGCTCGTCGTCGTCGAACTGTTCGGGGCTGACGGCAAGCTCAAGTTCCGTCAGGAGACGAAGAACCTCGTCACCTCCGTCGGTGACCAGCTGTATGCATCCCGCGGCGCCGGGCTCACCACGTCCGCTCTACCGACCGGCATGAAGCTCGGCGCCGGATCGACCGCGGTCGCGAAGACTGGTGCTGGCGCGGCACTGGTCACGTACCTGTCGGGTTCCAACCAGGCCTTCGACAGCACCTTCCCGTCCGCCGCTGGTGGTGTGGTGACGTACAAGGTCACGTACGCGGCTGGTGTCGCGACCACCGCGTCTCCGATCACGGAGGCAGTCATCGTCACCGACACGATCGCGACGAACGCGACGTCGACCGCGGCGAACACGATCGCCCGCGTCCTGATCGCAGGTGTCGGGTCGAAAGCGGCCGGCGATAGCCTCTCCATTTCGTGGACTCACACCATCCTCGGCGCCTGACCGGTGGTGAATCTGTCCATCCGGGTGGGCAGCATCCCCAGCACGCTGGTTGACCCGCTCACCCCTGCCGGGGTGCAGCCTGATGGTCAGTCGTCGGGGTGGACGTTGGCGTTCTCGGATGAGTTCGCGGGCGGGAGCCTGAACCGGGCGAAGTGGGACCCCTGGTATCCGGATACTCCGTTCTGGAACGCAACAAGTCCGGGCGGTCACCTCACGAACACGGGCGAGCCGCAGGCCTATGACCCGTCAGCGCTGACCTTCGACGGCAGCGCAATGTCGATGACGTTGCGGAACCAGTCGACGGTGTCGGGCATCCCGTACACCTCGGGCATGGTGACCAGCTACCCGTCGTACGGAACGACCTACGGGTTCTTCGAGGCGCGGATGCAGTTGCCGCGGGTGAAGGGTGCGTGGCCCGCATTCTGGATGGACCGGGTCGACCAGACGTGGCCGCCCGAGATCGACATCATGGAGGCTTGGGGTACCGCGGGCATCGTTGGTCAGAACTATCACTCCGCGGACAGTGCCATCCACGGCACGAACAAGGGCACCACAACCACGAACACCGGCTACAACACGTTCGGTGTTCTGTGGGAGGCCGGTCATCTGCGCTGGTTCGTCAACGGTGTGCAGGTCTTCGATTATGTGAACGCCAATGTCGACAACCACGCCATGTACATGATCTGCAACCTGGCCGGCGACCCGCAGGACGTCCCATCCACCACGGTCATGCCATTCACGGCGAAGGTCGACTACATCCGGGCTTGGAAGGCGGCGGCGTAGATGGGCATCATCCAGCAGGCATCCGGCACGTCGACGGGCGGCGGTAACTTCACCGTCGCCCTGCCTGCTGCATCGTCGGCCGCGAACCTCGTGGTCGTGTCTATCGTCTCCGACAGTGTCATCGCGACCCCGTCAGGGTGGACGCTCCGAGCCTCGCAGGTGAACAACGTCGGTCACTACCTGTGGGACCGTGCCGGTGGGTCGAGTTCGTACACGTTCAACCTCGCCACGGTGGGTCAGATCACGTGGCAGATAACTGAGATCCAGGGCGGTGTGTTCGACAAGGCTGTGTCGGCGAACAATGTGGCGAACGCGACCAGCTATGCAGCCCCGCCGATCACCCCGGCTGCAGGTCAGAAGCTTCTGCTGCTGAGCTTCGGTGCGCAGAAATATTTCTCCGGCGTCCCCTCCGCGTTCACCTACTCGGGCTCACCCACGACGGACAGTTTCCAGACATTCGCGGTCACGGACAACACCACCCAGGGTGCTGCACACCTCGACATTCCGTCGGCGACCGGCTCGACGGCGTACAACTTCACCGCGACGAACGGTGCCTCGTCAACTCAGATCGCATCGTGGTCCGCGATTGTCGCCTCGTACACGACGACCAGCAGCAGCGGAAGCACGTACACGGCGACTCCTGCTGACC